ATCACAAAACAAAAAAAAACACATCAAAAATTTACAGAGGTCTTTTTTCATTGCCCCCAATATTAAAAAAAAAAAGAATTCAAGATTAGATATAAATAAAAAAATGGTAATAGCAAATTTTTTAGATAAAGAACCTAAACGTTCTAAATCTTCTAAACCATATGAACAGAAAAAAGAAACTAACATAAAGTTAAAAGGAAATGGATTATATCCATTACGAACACATATTGATCCTAAGTTGGAAATGGATCCTACGAATTTTTCGGAATCATATAAAGTTTCTAAAACAAAATATGAAAACTTATTTCCAACTTTTTATAATATTTCAAAGTTCAAAAAAAACCGATTTGAAAATTCTGTTCGTGAGATGAATATAAATAACTTAAAATTTAATAGAGAAAATGAGAACAAAAACGACAGAAATCGTAAAACTTTATTAAAGTTTTGGCAAGATTTTTTTAAACTTTTAAGTAGTTTATTTTACAATGTAAATGATAAATATAAAGATATTAGAATAAACTCCGATGGTTTTCAAAGCGTGTATCAACGTAATTTTCTTGGAGATTATACCATTGGTAAAAATTATTTGGATATACAGGGCTATGCATTAGGGAGATTTAATAAAGATTTTCATCATAATTATTTAACACCAAAAATTACAACTGCTAAGGGAGAACTTCATTTAATGCCTATTTACGATGATTTTAATGGCGGACATTTTTATAAAAAATTTTTAGAAGACAACCAAGCCCCAGGTTTTAAATGTTATAATTCTACAAAGTCCAGAAATAAAGCATGTTATGATCCATCGGGCACGCATCCATCTTATAATATTGGTGGAGATGGTTGGGCAAAATATGATAATAATGTGAATTCAGTTATTTGGTCTCCCGAACTAACACATGATACATATGAAAGATTTCTTACCGATAATCATATAGAAGAATTAGGGGATAGACCATGGATTACTTTAAGATATGCCTTAAATTATTATGCTGATAATTATGCCACATATGAACATGGTATATTAATAGATGTAAATGTATTTTCTGTTGATAATATTTTATCAGTTACTTTAGATTCTGGTATTAAGTTGGAAGACGATACTATCAAATCAAATCATGCTAATTTATTAATAGCTCATATTTGTAAAGAAAAAAATAAAAATAGTGATAAAAAACAAATAGATCTTTATTATTATGAAAATAATTCTGATATTGTTTTTTACATAAAAAGAACTTTAAAAAGATTAGTGAAATTGGTAAAAAAAAAATTTGATAAAGATAAACCTGGATTTTGTTTAGATTTAAACATTACATATATGGCACCATCTGAAATTAAAAGCACCAAGGTTGAAACTCAAGCAATGCATGGTTTTTGGGCTACTAGGCATGGTATTTGTGGGGAAGTATCAAGATATTTTGGTGTAATATGGGGATTATTAGGTTCATATTTTGACAATCCATTAAAATGTTATTTAAGTCTTCAAAGAGCATTGTTTCTAGTTAAAGACAATAAACCGGAACATCAGTTAGTTTTTAATTTAAAGCATGGTTTACAACGTATGATGACAGTATTTAATCACTATGATCAAACAGGAAAACCTAATCCTGATATTTATAACTATCTTGTTATGTCAATAGCTAAATGGGAAAGAGACCAAAAATATAATAAAAATTTAAGAACATTTGAGAACGATAGACCATATAATGTTCCATTAAAAGCTCGTAATGATGCTAATGATTTTACAAAACCGTCAATTATAAGAGATGCTAATGATACAAGTAATATAGTTCGAGATCCTAAACTCTTTAAATATCATGATAATTTAAGAAAATTTGAGAAAGATAAACCAAAACCAAAAGATGTTCCATTAAAAACTCGTAATGATGCTAATGATTTAACAAAACCATCAATTAAAATAGATGCTAATAATACAAGTAATATAATTCGAGATACTCGTCTCTTTCCCCCTAGAGGAGGAAAGAAAAATAAAAAGATAAGAAAGCATCGAGGTATAATTCAAACTGGTGGTAATTCTGGAAGATTAAAAAAAGGATATAGATATTCTGGTAAAAGATTAAAGAATGGAAATGCGGAGATTATTAAAGCAAAAAAAATTAAACGCAGACAATTGTAATGTAAATGTATAGTGATTGCGTAAAACTTTATTAAAAAAATAATTTTATTTAATTAATAAAGTATGTCAATAACAGTAACCCCAGCAAATTTTGCTTTAGGTAAGGTTGAAATTAATCAATCTACTAATTCGTTTTTTACAGTATCTACGCCAAATAATGTAACAGGTGTATCTATTAGTGCAAATGATAGTCATATTACATTAAGAGAAGGTCAAACTGGAGCATTTAGTAGTTCAATAAGTATGGATTTAGATAATGAAGAAAAGGATGTTAATGTTGCTTGTCTCCCAACTTCTGCTGCCCTAACAACTGGTTCAATAACAGTTACATATAATTCAAGTACGGTAGCAACAATTTCATATACATTTACAGTATTTGAGTCACTTGCTAATTATAGTAGTGTGTATGCCAAAAGTATTTATGCTCGCGATGGTATATTTAGTGCAAATACGGTAAAGATTGGTACAAGTAGTATTTCAATGACGGAAAAGGGAGATAAGTTAAATTTTGCAGGAGCATCTGGTATAACTTATAATATTGGTAAAGCTACGCAAATAGACGATGGTAGAGTAAATCCCTTAACAAGTATATCGGTTATAAAATCTGATGAATCAATTTTGATAAAAAATAATGATCAAAATTCAGTCAAAATTGATAGTGATGGTTCAGTTCGAGTGGATAATAATGTGATTATTTGTTCAGATGTTTTAAATGAAACAGATAATGATTGGAAATTAGAAAAATTGGGAAGTACAACAATGGCATTATATAAAAAAGTAAGTGGTTCGTGGGAACAAAGAATTGTTTTTGATTAAAAATTTTATTGAGATAATTTAGTTTTAATATCACGATAATTATCCCATTTACAAGTTGCTGCTACTAAAACAGAATTTTCATGATAATGTGCAAATGTTTGTGAAGGTATAATATTTTGAATTAATTTAGAATAAAGAGGGAAGTTGTAATTATTACATAATTTACAACACAGTATAATTTCTCCCATTATATCAATATTTTCTCTATTATATTTTAATTTGTATTTACAGAAGTGATATAATTTTTTTAGTGCTATTTTAGAAGATTGTTGTATTTCATTTTTTTTTCCGAATTGAGTATCATACAATATAATATGAGTTAGGAAATATGCATAATATTTTGGTTCCATGATATCTTTTGCTTTTTCTTTTAAAAAAGGAATATATTTTAGTAAATATTTATATTTATTCTTATCACAATAATCTAATGTTCTGATGTATATGTAAATAAGAATAGCATCAGCAGGATGATTTATTTTCTTAATTTTTTTTTCGGAAATAAATTGCTTAATCATTTTATCTGTTGGTTTATATTTATTTCCATAACCTAATAATTTTGTATAATACCAATAATCAAGTAGTGATTGTAAATCAAATAATTTTTTTATTTTAATATTTTTAATATCAATTTGTGAAATTTTTTTTTTAAGAAAATTATTTAGATTATGTTTTTCAAATTGATGTTTAGCTCTATATTTTAAAATAGTCAGAGTAATTAATTGTGTTGATATATTTTTATGTTTTTTCTGTTTTTTTAAGAATTGAGTTAAAAATATTTTAAATTTTTGGTTAAGTACTTTTTCGTAAAAAGAGTTAAAATATAAAATAACATGTTTTTGAAATGCCGGTTCTTCATCAAAATGTGCTACATGACGACTATTATTAAATATTTTATAAGTAGAATTAGGAGTTTTTTTTGCTAGATATTTTACAACTTTAGGTGAAGCAGTATCATATTTACCGCAAATATAATGTATTGGTATATCTATATCTTTCAATGCTGATATTTTATTATAATTTTTAATGTATCCATTAACATTGTATTCGCTTTCTCCCCATAAATGTTTATATATGTTTTGGTTAGTTTGAGCATATTTTTGTAATAATTTGATATTACCAATATGTTTATTAATATAATGAATGGGAATGTCTCTATTTGCAATATTATTTTGTTTCATTTGCAATAGGTATTTATTTGCTTGCGATTGCCATAATTTTATGCTAATAGTTGGACTATAAAATATAATACTTAAAACATTATTTGGATGTTTTAAATAATATTCTAATGCTAAAATAGTTCCCCAACTATGTCCAAGTAAATGACATTTCTCAATTTTGAGATGTTTAAGTAAATTTATTAATTGGTTAACATAATCTTTGAGAGTTAATGTAGATATTTTATACCTATTTTTACTTTTCCCACTTCCTATTTGATCATATACTATAATCGGACCAATATATTGACTTAATGGTATAATAGTTTTAAAATATTTATGAGTTGCTCCTGGCCCCCCATGTATTAGAATTGTAGGTATTTCCCATTTATTTGATAAATTCCCATAAACTTTATAATGAGTTTTATATTTTTTATGTGATAAAATTTTGTTTATATTTGGTTTTAATTCATTTAAAGATGATTTTGTATCCATAGTACTCTATAATAATATAAAATATTAAGATTTTGTAATTATAATTAATGTGATTAAATTATAATTACAATTATTATCATAATTGTAATCATAATTTATCAATATAAAAAGTGATTCAAAAGTGATATAAAGATATTCTATTACATAAAATTATAATAGAAAATATGTCCACAAGACAAAAAGCATTAATTCCAACTATTTTAAAAAATCAAGCTCCTATCTTAGAGGCTTTGATTGATAGAATCGCAGAAGATTTAGACCTTGATGCAAAAACAATGAAGAAAAAATATTTAAATGAATTACGAAGTTATAAAAAGAAAGTTTCTCGTAGAAAAGGTGTTATTAATTCTTATGCCGCATTCCTTGGCGATAAAGATGTTGAAAATAAATTACGAGAAGAAAATCCAGATGCAACTTTTGGTGAATTAAGTAAATTGAAAGGACCATTATGGAAATCTCTAACAAAAGAAGAAAAGGAAGTTTATAAACAAAAGGCTCAAGAATTAACTGCTTCAAATTTAGAAAAAATGAAAAGTGCTTCAAGTGAAGCAGGTAATGATGAAGAAGAAACTATTAATGTTTAAATTTATTTTTTTGATTGATTTACTATTTTTTCATATAAAAGTAGATATGACGAAACTTTGAAATTATTTTTAATTTTATCTAAATTTATTTCATTAATTTTAGAATCATTATATAATAACCATTCATTATTTTTTACTCTACCACAAGAAGTATAATGACCACCATTAAATGAACCATAATGATTTACAATTGATCTTAATTTATATTTATGATGCCCCATTTCTTTGATGGACCAATTAATAGGAAAACTAAATTTCGTATTAATTCTTTCACCATTTTTATTCCATTTAAATCGTTTTAAATGGATTATAATATAAGGAGACCATTTTTCAAAAGTTATTTGTTTAGATCCATCATTATTTTTACATTTTTCACATTTCCATGATCCTTTTAAATCTTCTTTTGAAGTAAATTTTCTAAAAGAAGATGTTAAATCGCATACATTATCATTAATAGATAATGATACAAATCTAATAGACTGGCGTGCATGAGAAATAAGAGAACATTTATTACATTTAATTATTGATAAAATTTTAGAATCAAAAAACGTTTTAATGATTTTATTTTCCATAATATCCATTAAACAAACTAAAAATTCATGACTATCTTGTTGATTATTGTTAAAGAATTGTCTATTTTTTTTGGCGATTAAAAATTTTATATTTGTTGGATTATAAATATCGGTTGATGTATCTGACCATTTATTTATTATGAATGGAATAAAGGAACTATAAATAGTTGAACTGTCTTTATATTGCAATAATTTCCTATTTGCTTTTACTGCTTGACTTAGAAATTGTAATGCAGAATTTAAATAACAATTATTACCATGATTTATTATACTAATATTACCGATAACAGACATTATATAATATAAAATAAAATTTAAAATTTATTTTAATTTATAGAACTTATTAAATAAAAATTAAAAAATGAGTTATAATCCAAATTATACAAATTTCGTTGATGATCAAGGTGAAAATAATGAACCGGCACCTTTATATATCCCACCATCTGATAATAATAATAATCCATCATATAATCCAGATATAGTTGCTACTACATACGTTACTTCTTCCCAACAATCACCACCACAGCAACCAGTTATATTAAATATACCAGTTCAAGTTCAACCAAATAATAATGATATGACAGAATTACTTAAAGTATATTCTTATCGTCGTAGTCTTATATTTTTTACTGCTATAGATGGATTTTTTCTTATGTTATTTGCTTTTATGTCGGCACCACCATTAAGTCTTATTTTACTTGTAGCTTTGTTATTAGTTGTCTTTGGTTATAAAGGGGCTAAAGAATATAAACCTATGTATATTATTTTATATTTATGTTATCTATTTGGATCATTTATTATTGAAGTCGGGCTTTTAGCAGCAAATCCTACTAAAAATGGTGGTGTAATTGCATTTGGTATATTTAGAATTTTAATCCAAATGTATATTATTTATTTTACAATTAAGTTTTATAACATGATAAGAAATTTGAATGTAGAAACACTAAATTTACTTCGTAGTGGTTGGAATCCTGCTAGAAATCCATCTTTTGTTTTGTATTAATTTACCTTTCACTCGGAACTTTGAATAAAATTTTTATCTTGTTTTAAAAATATTTATAATGACTTGTATAAATAAGTTATTTGAATTTTATACAGAAAATGATTTTAAATATTATAAATTATTCAAGGAAAATTATAGAAAAATGATATACGATGATGAATTTATCCAATGGTTTATTGGATTTTATGAACATAATTATCAAAATCGTAGATATTTTACGCCAAATTTACAAAAATTAAAAAAAAAATTAATCAAAAATCCTTCTTGTACAACATTATTATATGACTTTGAAACAATTTTTGAAGAAAAAACTCAAAATGAATGTTGGTCAAATATGTGTAAGTGTAATTTTCCAAATATATTTATCCAAAAACGAACACAATATATTAATATTGACAGATTATGGATCCAACACATTATAAATCAATATTTTGCAAATGAATTACCATCAAGTTTAATTCACATAATAATTGATTATACATTTAATAAAAAAACTTGTGTACTAGATTTACTTATATATAAATGGATTATTTCGAATAAATTAGATGTATTTTTAATTCATAATTATTCAAATTTATATCACATATTTAATTCAAATAAAATTTTAACTTGAATTTAAAATTGAGTTTTTTTATTAAAAATTAAAGTTTAATTCGAAACAAAATGAATAATAGTTTTGAAATATTTGATGTGATTGGATATATAGCAGGAATTTTATGTGCTGTTCAAAATATTCCACAAATTTATAAATTATATCAAACAAAATCAGGAAAAGATATATCTAAAGTTTTTCTATATATAGGTATAGTATCAGGGATACTATGGATTATATTTTCAATACATGACAGAAATTTACCTGTACTTCTTTTTGGTATATGTGAAGTCATATTGTTATCAATAGTTTTAATTATGATATTTAAATATACACAAATTCATAATAATAATAATAATATAATATAATAAAATTAAATTTTATCTAATTTTATCTAATTTTATCTAATTTTATTATATTATATAATATATAATACATAATGCCTAATAAATTGACTCGTAAACATTCAGGTATAATTCAAACCGGAGGTAATGCTGGTAGATTAAAAAAAGGATTTAGATATTCTGGTTTAAAATTGAAAAGTGGATTACCACAAATTGTAAAAACTACAAAAAAAACTACAAAAAGAAGAAAACAACGTGGTGGTAAAAAAATAAATAAAAAATGTGTTCTTTTAACTCTTTCTGGAAAGAGCAAAAAAGGTTTTAAAAAAACAAAAGGTGGATACTGGACTGGTCGTTGGACTCTTACAAAAGTAGCAAATAAGTTTGACAATTTATTAATTTCGCCCAATAAATTCGTTGCGGACAGTAGTCGATTATTTAATAAGGAATTTTACCGCAAACTAACATCCGGTACTGCCTGGGCTCGTGACGAGCATATTACAATTGAGGGGAAAACATATAAGATTTATCGGATTAAAGATGGCAAATTTAAAGAGGTTTTAAAAGCTTTTAAAGATGCACGTGCGAAGGAAGCATCAGATGCCCAAAAAAACGCGTATAAAATTGTTGATGGAATCGAGTTAAGAAAACAAAAAGGTGATGGAGCTATTTTAATAGAATTAAACAGTAAGTTAAAAAAACCTACGATGGAAATTGAAGACAAAATAGAAGATCTTATTAAGGCAGAAACAAAACTACCCGTCCCTGATTTAACCATCACCTATCAAGACAGACCGTTTGGTTTTGGTGTATCTAGTAACGACCATGGAAAGAATGCGTATATCTCAAAAATAGCAAATGTCGAGAAAAATAAAGGAGCTATTCTCGGTGCTCAAATTATAATGGTGGGAAAAACAGACGTACGAGGTATGCTCTATAAAGAAATTATGAAGATTCTTAGGAGTGTCCCCGTCCCCGTTAAAGTTGGTTTTGCTATGTAAGG